GCATTGAGCTTGCGCATGAGCGTCGATTCGCAGGTAGATTTCGTGCCGACGTTCCAAGCAAAATCGACCAGCATTTCCCACTGCCGCTGCGTGATTCGCACCTTCCGGCATGTGTCGATTACCGGCGCGACTTTCGTCTCGATGATCTCGATCTCTTTGGCCGTGCATTCGGCCTCGGTGTAGGTTTTTCCCGGGACCACCCATCCAGGCGCTGCGCGATTCGTAATGCCTCGGCAGACGGTCCATAGTCCGGGAACCGCAACATCCTGATAGGGCTTGTAGCGCGTGCCCTCATGCACCCCCATAAACGCGAGTAGAAACGCTGTAACGACTCCAGTCGCGCCGACTGCGACGACAGCCCCGGGCGATCTTGATTGAATGCGGTTACTGGACATCTTTCTGCACCATTACGCGGGCGACTACCCCGCCACCTACCGCAAGGCCAGACAGGACTGCAAATACGCTACGCGGAACTACATCAGAGAACAGCGGGGCTATCACCTCTGCCGCGGAGAACGCCGCTGCCGCCGCCATCCAGCGGATGGACCAGGCGCGCTTGAGAATGTTTTTCCAGTCAGCGTGAAGCATGGCTGGCGTCCTTCAACCGCTCGATCTCAGCTGTCAGCCGCTCATCGATCTTGATTTCTTCGGTCTGCTGTCGCTCGATGCGGTCAAGCCTGACCGGTAGCTGCTGGACGACATCCATCTGGACTTTCAACGCCCAGCCGAGTATCCCGATGGTGAGTACAGCGACGAAGCCGGCGAACTTCACGCCCCCGCGAACGTAGGTCTCCGTCTTCTCCAGAGCATCTACCCTGGTGTTGAGCTGCCCGATCTGCGTAAAGGCCCGGCCGACCGCCTCGGCATGGTTGGCTGCCTGTTCTTCCAGCCGGATCTGTCGCTCCATCAGCGCTGCGAGCCGCTCTATCTGCTCCGCCATGCTGTCGATTTTGTCTTTGATGTACCCAATGTCTGGACATGTGGTGTGGTCATGGGGAGGGGTCATGGTGCGGTGTATCCCTGAGCATTGACTAGAACGTTTGCGCCGGCGGTGCCGCACGCGATGTTGAGCGCAGCGTTTGCCGTGGTCTGGATCGGTGTCGGGAATTCGATATCGATCGGCAACGTCATGCTGGCCGGTAGGCTGATCGTGTGCTTCGCGGTCGTGCCGTCCTTGATGACAAGCGTCGTCGCCGTGGCGTTGGTGTTCTGAACCTGGATGGCCGTCAGGTAACGCTTGATGCCAGCTCCGCCTGCCCCTTGCATCGCCGTGTCGGCGTTCGTCGTCAGCGTGCCGGTGTATGTCCAGTCTGCTTCAGGGATCGAGTACGGGCGAACGACTGCCGCCCCAATCATCGTCATGAGTTGCGCAACGAGATCACCCGCCGCAGACATGGCGGCAATGTTCGCGTTCGACGCCCTCCCGCCAATCGCTACGGGGTTCGGCATCGCGCTATCGACTGCCGTATTGCCATACACAAGTGCGGTGGTCGAATTTGCCACCAAGTTCACCGGTATGGCCTTGTCTATGCGGCTGGTGCCTTGGCCGTCGAGTGAGACGCGCGACTCGACCCATTCCTCTATCACGATGTCATGCACCCGGATCGTGGTGCGCAAGATCACCGTGCCACCGCAGTTTGTCAGCGACAACGCACCGCGCGCGGGCGACACCCGTGCGCCGTTGATGTTGGTGATCGACTTGACCTGCAGGGTCGTGGTGCTCAGATACGCCACTTCCCAGGCGCCATCAAGCGCGAGATCCACGCCGGCTGCGTCGCGGACGCCTGCCAGCTCGATGTAGTCCCCGATCGCCAAGCCGCTCCAGGTCGTGTTGCCAACAAGCGTGATCCAGCCGTTCGCGTCCAGCACGGCCGACTGTACCGTCTGGCCGATGATGCCTGGCTGGTCAATGCCGCCGTTGCACAGAACCACCGAACCGCCGTAGCTGGTCGCGGTCACAGCGGAGCCCAGGACGCACGTGAATTGCGTGCTGCTCAGGACGGTGATCGCTACTGGCGTCGTGAAGGCCGCAAAGTTGGTCTGATCGCGGACGCCCTTGATCGTGACGTAGTTCCCCGTCTGGAATGGATAGCTGCCGTCGTGCGTGATCGTCGCAGTCGTCGTGCCGGACTTGGCGATGCTGACGATTTCCGCGACCGGACGCGTCATGCCGACCGGCTGATACAACCTGATACGCGGCTTTAGCGCGTGTTGGGTGTGCGGTTTAACCGCAGAACGGCCTGCCCTGACGTTGTACAGCGTGCTGGCGTTGTCGATCCCCTTGTCGAACCATGCGCATTCCTGTGCGCGGGCTTCTAGCCTGTATCTCGACGACGCGGTGATATCCACGTTGCCATTGACGCCGTTCAGGTATTGCGGCGCTGTCGAGCCGATGGTCGCGCGGTGATCCCCAAGCAGTGTGCCGGAAATCTTTGCGTCGCCATCGCCGAACGCACTGACCAGGGCGGCCGATGTCGCAGTCGTGCCTGTGAAGCGGTAGCCGAACCCGGACCGCGCGCCGGCCATGTTGTTGTAGAAATAGACCTTTGCTGTGCCTGCAGGCGGCGTGATGGCTGCTACAGCCAGCGATGGCAGTGCCGCCTCGTCCGAGAAGCCAAACGTGATTGTCTTCCGGTCTGCGCTGATGAACTTGATGCACGCGTTCTGGTAGTTCAGCCTGGTATCGACCAACCCCGCGATGTGAATCCAGTCCGACAAGAACACAGCCGCAGCAGCTCCGATCGGCGGCAAGGCGGTCTCCAGGACAACCGTGCAGATCGTGCCAGCGGTGGCGTTATAGGCTGCGCCGTTGTCCGCCGAGCTTTGGTAGATGCTCGTGATGTTGATGGGGGGCGGCACTGGGGATGCCCCGTCGTCGCCGTCCTCGAACAGGCTCAGCATCGTGAATTGGTGCCGTGCGCGTATCGTGGAGAGTTCGACATCCACTGCGCATGGCTGCATGAGCTGGGCATCGAACACCATGACCGACTCGCCGACCTGCGTCGGACTGCCGGACAGCGCCAGAACGGTCTGGCCGTTGCTGTATTGCGTCCGCGCGACAAAATCACCAGATGCCACGCTGGCGAACCCGCCGAACCCTGTAATCAACGACTCTGCGTCAAACGCGGGGGTCTGGACGCGCGTCGCGCCGATGGGCCGGCCTGTTTCGTCGACGGGCACCGCCGCTTCCGCGTAGGACCGATCTGCGAACTGGTGAAACCGAACGTCATAATTTGCCATTCATCATCCTCCAGGCGCCGGCGCGAAGTGCGTCGCTACCGGCGTACCGTCGTTCAGCTGCTGATTTCCTTTCGCAACCGGTGAGCGGTCCTGCTCAGGAGTGGGGGCCATCTGCGCTTGCTGCGCTGCCATGGCCTGGGCTACTGCCATTTTCGCCTTGATGACTTCTGGCGGCGGGACGATCTTGTCCGCGTTCATGTCCAGCGTCTTGACTTGCTCCCGCAGGAGCTGCGCCGTACCGTCCATGCCGATGATCTGCTGCGCCGTCTGGTTGGTGAGCGCCATCTGCAGCAGCTCGTTCCGGCGCTGCGCGGCGGCGTCTTTCACGATCAGGCTATTCGCGCCGCGCGCGACGATTTTCACGTCACCGCGCTTGATCTCTTCATCGTCCGAGAACTTCATGTTGTAGAACCATGCACGCTCGATGAGCGGCTGCAACACTCGGCGGTCGATGTTGTTGATGACCTGCTTGATCGTCTTGCCGGCGTTGGTGAGCATCATGCTCAGCCCCGTCGCGGTGCGCCCGGCGACTGGGGCCGCAGCGTCGCCGGTCATGTACCGGGGGATGCCGGAATATTCATCTGCCAGGGTCGAAAACTTCTCGTAGATCCCCATCAGCTCGGCGGCCAGCGACTCCGGCTGGAAGAACCCCATGGGCGGCGAGCCTGCGCCGAGCGGGTCGGACTGAAACTGGTGGATCTTCCACGGGAACAGCTGCGTAACAGACTCTCCATTCGGCAGGCGGTCAATATTCACCCACACCTGCGGCCCGGAGGCGATGCCCATGTTGTTCACGAGCGCCCGCGCCGCCGCGTTGCACACGTTCTGGCAATCCCGGATCAGATCGAGAGGGGAGTTCCCCATCCAGGCCCCTGGAATCTCTTCATACGAGGTCTTGTAGTAGGGCTTTCTGCCCAGCGGGTCCGGGTTGATGGTGGCCTTGATGACCCATTCACCGATCAGCCACGCCTCGACCGGGTAGTCGAGCAGCGGATCTTCGACTTCACTCTCGTCGATGCCCCACTCGACCAGCATTTTTCCCTGCACGGAACCCATGAACTTCAGCGCGTCGATGAGCCCGTCGTTGTTCTGCATCACCGTCGAGAGGTTTTTCCCCTCCGCAACGGCCTTCTGAGCGTCCACCCAGAGCCATTCCCGCAGGCCCCCGCGGCCGTACTCATCGAGCACCGCGCGGATCGCCCCTTCGTTATACCCTTCCACGCCGATAAGCTGTGACAGCGCCTCGCGTGTCAGCTGGTGCCGGTGGATGATCGTCCCTTCGTCAGGAGTCGCGCAGTGCGATTCCCAATAGAACATGAACGGGTCTACCCGCTCCCAGGTCGGAATCAGCTCGTCGACAACCGTCAGCGCCGACGCCCCCGTCGCAGAGGGCGCCCACTTGAACGTCTTACGGCGTTTGACCACCGGGCCGTGCATGATGGCGAACGGGAAGGTCACCAGGTCGTCGATGAACGCGTGGAACTCCGCCTCGAACCCACCTTCTGCCAGCTGGTCTTCGATCTTCGCCTCCATGCGTTTGGCGGCGTTCTCTGCGGCCTCGTTCAGCTCGTTCAGGATCATCTGGCGCCGGGCATCCACCCATGCCTGGAGATCCTCTTCGCTCGGGTTCAGCCCGACCATCAGGGCCTGCTCCAGCTCGCGGCGCATGGCGGCGTACGCCTGCTGTATGCGTTCCGGCGGCACGTCGGCGATGGGTGTCGGTTTGACCGACCAGGGCTTGTCTTCGCCGGCGCCGCTGAGCACGTCGCGTATCCAGCTCGACGCCGCCCGGGCCTTGTTGGAAGACAGCATCATGTAGATGTCGGACCCGCCCTGCTGCTTGATAAGCGCGGCGCGCTCGGGGTCGTACTCACCTCGGCGCTGCCGCAGGCAGTTCAGCAACCGCGGCTCCACAGTCATGCGCTTGGCGGTCTGCATGGCAGACCAGCGTGTCTTGATGTGGCTCGCCAGGTTCGTGATCGTCGGCGCTGCGTTGGCCTGCTCAGCCTGGCGACGGTCTTCCTCTTGCAGCTGCGCCAGCGACTTGATGGCGACAGTCCCGCCAGCGTAGGTCGTGGGCGTGTACTGAGGTGACGTCGCTGACTCGTTCATGGCGGTCCGTGGTAACAGGGGGGCACTACCGCCTTATAACACACCAACTAACATGTTAGCAAGTGTTGTCACGTCCAGGCGTAAGATGCAACTTCTACCCTCCGCGCGCCGGAGGTGAGCTGACGCCCCCCCGCGTCCGCTCCGAGCGCCAGGTACTGCAGTGCGTCGGAGACGTGGCTGAACTTGTCTTTCGACGGGGTGATCTCGTACTCACCGTTCGTTCGCCGCTTGTATTTGTACCCACCGTTCATCGCGGCGAGCAGGTGACGCATGCCTGGAGACGTCTCCCCCGGGGCGAACATGACCATAGGCCCGCCGTCCGTCGTGCGGCTGAGCAGTCCCTCCACGGCGGCGATCCGCTTGTCTACGTCGTTGGTCGGCGCTCGCACCGCCTGCAGCCCGCACCGCCGGAGCACGTCGTACGCGTTCTCTTCGTTGAGCTGGCTTTTCGCCCACCCCGCAGGGTCACCGATCACGAGAAACTTGTTGTACGGAAACTGCTCCAGCAGCAACGGCTTGAGGTGCTTGATGAGGAAGTTCTCCAGGCCAACGTTCTCCACGTACAGGGCGTTGAGTACGTTCAGCCGCGAGCGCCAGTCCCGCTGTCCAAGCACGGCCGCGGGCGTCCTGCCGAAGTCCAGCCCGATCAGCACGGTGCTGTCAGGGCTCTTTATGGCCTCCAGCCGGCCCGTCGCGACGTGGAACGATTCCTTGAACGATTCTTCGTACACCGCCCGGCCGACCACGCTGCGCCCGTACTCACCGTGGACGTGGACCCGTATCCAGTCCTCCGTCGCACCCTCCATCATGTCTTCGTAGTACGAGGCGGGCAGGTTCTCGCGGTTCTCCGCGTTCGGCGCGAGCCCGCTCGGCTGTCTGAATATCTCCCACCCGGCCGGCTTCTCTTCCTCAAACTGCGAGTACAGCCAGCTGTCGCGGCTGGGCGGGTTGGTGTCCATGATCAGCCCGTACCAATAGTCCGTATCGGCCGGCAACATGGCCCGCGACGGGTACCGCCCGAGGCGGGAGAAGACCGCCTGGATGATCTCCGGCGCCACCTCCCTGGTTTCGTTGATGAAGGCCCCGGTCAGCTCCAGTGACAAGAGCCGTGCAGTGTCGTCGGGGGTGTCCAGCGGGAGAAACAGCACCTCAGCCCGGATATCCCCCAGGTTGAGATAGAAGGTTTTCTCGGACTCTTTCCACACCCCCGCCACGCCCGGCGGAAACCACTGGTTCCAGCTCTTCAGCGTGGTCGTCTTGAGCTGCGGCGCCGTGTTGCGGATGACCACCCAGCGCGAACGGCGAAAACCATCCTTGCACTTCGGCATCTCCGCGCACCGCCTGAATATCTCCACGATGCAGGTCGTACTTTTCCCGCTCCCGACCGGACCCAGCATCATCCGCACCTTGGCGTTCGATCGCATGAACCGCCGGCTCGTCGGCGCGGGCTGGTAGCTGGTGATGCGGTCCATCGTGTTCATGAAAACTCCGGGGCGTCGTCGAAAACTCCACGCGCTAACGTGTTAGCTGGTTCGAGGACAGCCACCGCCTCGCGCGCCAGGTGCATCGGGTCGTCCTCCACCTGTGCCGGCTCCATGTCCTGCTCGATCGTGATTGTACGGTCGTCGCCGAGGTCGATCGTGAACACAAACCGCCCCGCCATGTCCTTCGGCTCCTGTTTCTTCGCCATGCCGGACACCTTATAGGAGTGCTCGGCCATGTCGATGAGCGTGCGGTTGTTCAGATCCGGCGAGAGGATGCGACGGCCGATCTCCTGCTCCAGGAAAAGCAGGTTGACCATTGCCGTCTGGGCGGCCGCTTCGAGGATCTTGTCCTCATCCGCGTCCCCGGCCAGCAAATCTCCACCGTCAGGAAGGGTCAATGGGTTGTCTTGGCTCATCTTTCCGGTGTTTACCAGAGTTGGCATAGAGCGTCAAGTACGACTTCCAGCCACTTTCGATGAATTTCACGGCGTTTTCGTGGGTGAAATCACTCGACGCGTCGTCCAGGATGGCCCGCAAGGCGCTCTTATATAGCGGATCGTCGGTCAGTTTGAGCAGAAAAAGCGCGGTTTCGGCGTGTCGGATGTCCATTTTCGGGGAAAAACGGGGTGAAAAACACCATTTTGGAGCAAAACCGGGGGTCCGAAGCGATTTTTTGACCAAAAAATTTTTGGGCGGGCTTTGAGGGTGGGGGGTCTAACTTTTTGGGGGTGTGGTACGCGCTACTCAACCATCGGAATTCCGATAGATGAATGAAATCAGGTACTTGGGGTCGCCGCCGGGTAAAGTATGTCGTTGTCATGAATGGAAAGTAGAGCTTGGTACGTGCGAGGCGGGTGTGTGGCCCTGGCCTCGCATTTCCTCGCGTCCCTCCCCCCTCCCCGCATTTCCTCGCATGGCTTGACCGCCCGCCAGTAGTGAGAGGGACGAAGACTCGAAACCGGACGGCGGCCTGTATCCCGCGCTGGGCACCCTCTCGCCGGAGAAGCTCCGGTTAGTGGTTCCGACCGAGTTCTGCCCACCTAGCGCGCGGCATGAGCGGACCGGATAACTAGCAGGGCGAAGCACTGGGACGCACGGGCCGGGAAACCGCCGGCCAAGGATACGGCGTCAGCAAGCATCGGCGGAGCTGGAATGCTTCGCACGGGAGCGGATCGCGTCAGAAAACGCGACTGGAATAGTCAGGGTATGTCCTGACAGTTCGACCACTAAACGGTCGTTCTCAAGCGGGCCGGCAAAGCCCTAGATCGCATCGACGGCCCATAGCCAAGCGCCCGCTCCGGTTTAACCGGAAAGCGTATTCATTTCGAGTATGCTTTCTCGTTGTACTTACCGCACGATACAGCCTGAAAGTGCGGCGCGCGATTCGGCCAAGGGCGCGGGGACGTGAGACGGCCTATCCTTATTTTCTGGAGATCATCATGGACACAAAGAAACTCAATGCACTGATCGCAACTATCGCACGCAATAGCAAGGCGCAACGCGAACAAATCCAACAGGCACTGATCGGTTGTGCCTTGCAATGCTTCGAGCATGGCAGCAATGCTACGTCGAACAAGTTGTTTGAAGCGGTCGGCAATGGCGTACGTAAAGAGGGCATGTTGAAGTGGCTCAGCATCTACGCTCCGGTGACTTTCGCAGGTGGCGAAGTTCTCGTCAGCAAGAAACGGCGCGCCGAGATGGCCGCCACCACGACGGTCGAAGAATACGCCGCCAAGCTCGCTGAGGCGCCGGCTTGGCATGCGCTGGCCGAACCTCAGAAGATCGCCAATCCTTGGGATTCGGTGAAATTCGCAGAGACGCTCGCGCTCCATCTCGAACAGGCCGCCAAGAAGGCGGACAAGGCGGGCGATTCCGCGTTGTCCGAGCTTATCAAGGATGCGGAAATGCTGTTCCGCGTCAGGCTGAACGCGGCGGCTTACGATGTTGTGGAAGTCGATTGATGTTCCGCACCGAGTACGAAGCCAACGTCGCGGGCTTCTCGGCCCGCGCATCCGGCAGGATTTACCACCGCCCGGCACGCCGGGCATTCCCATTCGCCCCAGCCCTGACGGTTGTTATCGTGTGTTTTTTGGGCTGGATACACTCGTTATAGGAAAGCCGGTGGCGTGTGGGATCTCTGGTCCCGCCACCGGCAGAGAAGGAAACCCCGCGCGCCGCGACCCCGGATGCGCGGTATTACGTCCGAAGTTGACATGTTGACACCGCGCATAATAAGTGAATTACGTGCGAGTTCCGCATAAACAGGCAGTGATTCAGGCGTAACACCACCGCGCCCGGGAAAGCATAACTGTCGTAGTCAACATATTATATGTCGATCAAGATCGAATTATGAAAAGGCTACGATCATATCCACCCCCACCCAGAGGGTATGAAACCCAGACTGGGCCTGGGCTTCCCCATCATTTCCTAAGACTTTCTTAAATATAAAAATAAAACATTCATTTAGCAAAAGCCAGTTGCGAATGATTCTCATCTTCTCGGGTGCCGGTGGCGTCGCTCGCCCTCGCTCTGCCGAATGTAAAAAGCGTTTGTATTTCTTTTTCTCCAGAAAACTTCGATTAGAAGAAAAATCATCAGAATTCGCCCCTCCAGCCCGCATTCCTGCGTGGGAATCTTTCGTTATGTAACATTGGGTTTTTATACGAGCCCTCAAAAAACGCCTAGGTTCCCGGAAATATGTTGACTTCGTGTGTAATTGTACTAACCTGTTAGTACCTTAATCCTTACTGGAGTACTGCCGTGGTTACACTGTACCTGCCGCCCGCGTTGCACGATACCCTTCTCACTAGTGGCGCGCGGTTGAATACCGCCCCGTCTAAGCTCGCTGCCCGCATCCTGGACATGGTACTAGGAGATGG